TCTACTATTTTATCAGGATCACCAGATTCATATGCTTCTTTGTATTCTTGTCTTGCTTTGGCTAACTGAGCATCAATTCTTCCTTTAGCCTGCTCTACAAGAACGGACTCTCCATCGTCTAGAGTTTTTCTTAACTTTTTGTTTTCTTCAACTAATCTTTGAGCATGAGCTACGGCTTCATCGCTTGTTCTTTTGGCTTCTTCTTTCTGCCTTCTCTCTTCATGATACTCGTATTTTAGTTGCTTAATTCTTTTTTGAACATCGCCTTTATAACTGTTGATTTCATCATCATCAGGTATATCCGGTTGTGTTCCTTCAGTTCTTTTTGGTCTATTTCTATCTTCTAGAGGTGTGTCATCTACAACCTCAACTTCTACTTCTTCTTTATTTAAACTTATAGGCTGTTCTTTAGTTTGCTCTATAGTTTCATCTACTTGAATTTCTGATTCAATTTTTTCAGCTGTATTATCACTCATAGTCTTGTAAATCCTCTAGGGTCATCGACAACTGCTTCCACAGTGTCATCATTAATTAAACGAAATTCTTCACTTTCAACTTTGAACCTTGTTCCAGAGTAAGATCTAAATATTACAAAATCACCCTTTTTGCAATAAGGCCCGTTAGGAAACTTTTGATCATCTTTATATGCGTCTTCTCCCATCTCAATGACAAGACCAACGATTGATGCAGTTTGTTCTAATTTAGTCGTATTGTCTGGCATGTATACGCCTGACTTCGTTTTTTCTTCAACCTTTGGGATAGCTATTAACAGCTTATAACCTTTCGGCTCAGGAAGTTTTAATTTTAAATCTTCCTCATAATTTACTTTTTGTGCAGAGTACATCCCTGTTCCTTTTTGCAGTGATTGAGGTTCACAGTTACCTTTGCAGGCTTAAGCACCTGATTGTCGTTATTATAAATATACACAAGTCTTGACACTTTTGGAAGACCTAATCTTCAATAAATCTTTTTTCTGTTTCTTGTAAAAATTCTCTAGCTATGGATAAGCCTTCTATTTTTCCCACAAGTCTTTGATATTCTTCAAAATTTTTTGGCCTGCCAGAGGAAAGATGATCTGTCGTTGCATCCATTTCTTCTTGAATTTTTTTTATAACAGGTGTGTAAACTGTCTCATTTCTGCTCATTTTGTAATTGTTCTGCTGCCTGCATAACTATCTTTGCTTCTTCTTTTTGATCTTTAGAAGCATCTGTCGCTAACTTTGCAGCAATTCTAACACCCTCTCTTTGATTTTCTGATTCTATTCTTTCTTCTTGAACCTTTTGATTCATCGCTGCCTTTTGAGCCTCAAGCTCTAGTTTTGCTAAATCCATTTGTTTTTTATGTTCAAGTTCTTTTTCTTTGATAGCTAGTTCTCTTTGCTGTATCTGCGTTAAAGGATCTTCTTGTAGTTTTTGATTTTCTTGTTGTTGCATTTCTGCTGTGTTTTGTTGCAATAACTTTTCTGCTGCCTCTGAAGCTAATCTTGAAAGCTCTTCTTCTGCATCTTCTGGTAAAGGCTTTTCTTCATTAGGCATAGCCACACCAAGATTTTTTTCTATTTCTTTTCTGTATTGGAAAGCAACGTGTTCTGTAATATGCGCTGATAATGCAGCTTGTATTGCTCCTGCAAATGGTGACTGTCCCACAATCTCTTTTAACTTTGGATCATTAGCGGCGGCTAGGTGAACCTTAATGTGTGCTTCATGATCTTGGTATTTAAATGCTTTTACAGGCTCTTGTTTTAATATTGCCATATTTTCAGTTACAGGATCTGCCGGTTTTATGTCGTCAGGTAATTTAATAATATCTTTAGCATCCTGTATGCCTAAAACTTCTAACATTTGTCTATGTAATTTACCCATGTCATATAGCTGCGGTGCTTGTTGAGCTAGTTGTAAAGCAGCTTGATACTGCATTACTCTCTGTGACATTGTTGCTGCGTTAGGATCTGACACAGGTATTACATCAACTCTGTCATCAAAGTCTTTTGTCCTGTCAAAATTCCCTTCCATTTCATAAGCATAAGTTCCATCCATATAATCACGAATGACATTAGATAATAATCTCAGCTCGTTTTTAAGGGCAGCATGTAATCTAGCCTGAACTCCAGACATAACTTTCATTGAACGCTCCATGAGAGCCAGTGTTGTTCCTACTGGCGCTTGCGCGTTGATGTCTCCAACTTGTATATCCGCAACGGAGCCAATCCTTCTCCCCTCGTCAACAATGTTTCCGAGTAATTGGTACAAGACCGAACTTGGTTCCTTGTAAGGAATGAAAGTAATAGCGTCACGAATTGCACCACCCGGTACGTCAACGTCACGGAACTCACCCGGCATGAGAGGCGAATCATCCCCTTTGATGCGAAGACCCCTAGCTTTAAGACCAGCCGGTAAATTAGATAAAGTACCAGCATCGATAAGTTGACGAAGAATACTTGTAGCGCTTTTAGCCAACCCACCAATGAGGTGAATGAGGCCTGTACCATAGAAACCAAGGCCCGGAAGATATCTGTAATGTACGAAGTATTGCCTTTTCTTTTTCTTTTTATCATCTTCATAATAGTTCCTCCTGATAGATAATATGGTTCTTGATGATTTATCTATCGTGATAACGTATGGTCTGGCTATGCCATCTTCTTCATCAAATGGTTCTGGCATCTCCATATCTACATGCATTTCTAAAAGAGTATGTCTGTCGTCATCTTCTATTGTCGCTGATTCACCATCAAGCTCATCATATTTTTCTTGTATATCTGACATATCTGGCTCAGGGTCAGGTAATTCTATATCTCTGTAAAATCCATTATCTTGTAGCTTGGCTATGTCATTTGATGATTTTTTCATGACATGGGTGTATCTCTCACATGTCATAAGATCAGAAGCGCCATAAGAAACAACAAAATCTTCTGCCGGTACAAACATTGCACATGGCCTTTCCATGATCGGATCATAATAAACCTTTTTGAAAGCAGAACCAGCTAAAGGCAACTTAAATAACATCTGCTCTGTTTCATCTCTGTATTCTGTCATCTTTTCAGTAAGAAGATAATTCATTTCATTTTCTACACGAGAAGCCTGCTCTGTTTTTTCAACAGACATTTTTCCTAGTATTTTAGTTCTTACTGGTCCGGATGCAGGGAATATCTCTCCCATAGCCTGTGCCTGAAACCTTACAATTGATTCTGTTAATATAGGATGAAACACGCCAGATGACCCTGCCCAAGGCTGCTGTCTTTCTTCTATCTTCATTCCAAGAAGATCTAATCCTTTGACATAACTCTTTGCCCATTCACTTCTTGACTGTCTGTCAGAATTAAAACTTGATATTAACTCACCAGCCATTTCTCTTAGATCTTGCTCTTCAATTTGCTCCGCTAAATTTGAATCAAATCCACCACTTAATATTTCTTCTACCTGTTCGCCTGTAAAATCAATGATCATCCCGCCATCTTCTGTTTCAACAGATACTGAATCAGGGTTTTCAACTTCTATACTTATCTCAGGCTCTGCACTTTCTTTGAAAGTCTGCATGGGTGTCATTGTTTTTTCTACAGCCATTAGATACTCCTATTTAATTCTTTCCAAAATTCTATCTATTTTTTCTTCTAATCTGTTTATTGCAACTGTTACATCATCTCGTTTTGCATAATCTTCTCTTGTTTTATTTAACAATATATCAATCCTTTTAACTTCTCTTGACTGTGTTCCAAGAAACCATCCTCCACCAAGAACAATTATTCCTATCAATCCATCTATTATATGCGTCATTTCCATTTAATAATACTCTACAGGCCTTCTATATTTTGGTTCATCATCCCAGTCATCCATAGTTGTTCTTATCCAGCCACCTTGTCTAAACCTTAACAGTGCCTGTGTGGTTGAGTCAACTAGGTCATCATGATCTCCTGATGGAAATGATGCACATTCTTCTATAACTTCATCTGCCCAACGTGTAGGTGGACACCACACAACGCCACTTGCAAACAGATCCGTGACACTGTTAACTCTTGCTATCTTATCCTGTCCACGGCTCGGTGTAAACTCAGTAACTGGTATTCCCATAGCTCTTAATTCAAAAATTAAGGGTGATCCTGCCGCTTTAGCCTCAATAATCATCTGATCTGGCTCAAATTCCCAGTATTTTTCGTAAGCTGCACGTTTTAAATCAGGAAATTCTAGTTTTTCTTTGTATGCATCAAGTAAAATGAGATTTGGCCTCTCATTTCCTTCATCATCAGGGTGATGAAAGATTCCCCAAGTGGTACAGGCACTATAATCTGCTCTTTGTGTCTTTAAAAACGCTGTATCCCAAGACTGAATGATGGAATCACAAGGCGGAAGGTCGTCTTTTTCCCATTCTTGCCACCATTCACGCTTAATTAACGCTCCTTCTTCGGATGTGGGGTCTTGTTGATACTGTGCGTTCCACTTTGAAACGGGTAATTCAGCTCTTAATGCGTCTAATTCTTCCCTTTTCCAAAATTCAGGCCATAAAGTCTTGTTTGAAGGCAGTATTGCAGGTAGTTGTATCACTTCCCACTCGTTAGAACCCTCTCTTTCGATAGATTTATTAATAATTTGACCTGTTAAATCTCTTTTGGACCATCTTGTCATCACTAAGATGATAGCACCACCGGGCTGGAGTCTCTGTCTTGGTCCAGATGTGTACCATTCATAAATACTATCAAGTGCAGTAGGACTTAACGCATCTTGTTCTGATACTGGATCATCAATGATAAGCAAGTCTGCACCACGACCAGCTAACGCACCACCCACACCAACAGCGTAATATTCACCACCTTTGTTCGTAGACCATCTACCAGATGCCTTGGCATCGGCAGCTAATTTTACATCTGGAAATACATCACGGAAATCATCACTATCAATGAGGTTCTTAACCTTACGACCAAAACCAACAGCTAACTCTGCCGTGTGCGTTGCTTGTATTATCTTTAAATCTGGTCGTCTACCCATAAGCCAAGATGGAAATAAATAACTAGCAAACTCTGATTTAGTGTGTCTAGGCGGCATATTAACAATCAGTCTTTTAATCTTGCCATCTGCTACTTGTTGTAATTTATCTGCGTATATCTTGTGATGTCTGCCCTCAATAAAAGAAGGCCATATACGCTTAACAAAATCCATGTATAAATCTTGTGATACTTTTTGTTTCTCAAGCATATTTAAACGCTCAAGCATTGGTGCTATCTTAGATAACTCCTCATCACTTAGATATTCTGTGTATTCAAGGTTCATGAACCAGAGGCTAGAAACTCATCAACTGCACTTACTAACCCACCTTCTTGTTT